AGCTTCGTGAAAGTGAATACCCGATGCAATGGCGTCAGCGTACTGCTTGTTAACGATGTCTGTGTTGTTGGTCGGCGTCGTGGAGATCGTGCCCGCCGTGATGTTGGCCGTCGTGATGTTGGCCGTGCCCACCCCCAGCGTGCCCACATCCAGCAAAGTAACCGCCGAGCCCGCTGCATCTAGATAGACCGCACGCTCTGCCGGGTAGGTGACAAATACATCCTTGGTGCCTGCACCAAAGACCACCTTGCTGCCGGAGTTGCTTGACTCAAAGACCGTGGTGCGGGTCAGGGTAGGGCCAGCGGTCGTGTACGTACCGATACCAACTTCCCAGTCGCCCGTGTTGGAGTCGTAGATTCCGTAGTAGGTCGTGTTGCCGTTGCCGATGATGGCAAAAGACTGGAACCCGTAGACCGCCCCGCCAAGCGTCAAGTCGGCGGTGCCCGTCGTAGTGGTAACTTCCTTGACCCGATCTTTTACGACAAGTGCCATTTTTGGTATCTCACGATTGGGTTTTCACGACGTTCCACGCTGTCGTCTGGGCGGTATTAACAGTACCCCAGTTGGCGTTCTGGGCGTCGTTGATGACTTCCCACAAAAGCCTTGCAGCCATCGAGTCAGCGGCTACGGCACCATCAGTGACGATAGCAAAAAACGTCGCTATGGCCAAGATGGAATCCGCTACTGTCGCGCCCTCAGAAACTGTCGCGCTAAATATGGATGCGGCAACTGCCGTGGCATCAGCACCAGTAAGAGACTCAGCAACCAAAGCCGCAAAGTCCATCCGGGCAGAAACCGTTTCGGACCCGGTAGCCGATTCCGCCACCGATGCCGGGTAGGTCATGGTTGCAGAAGCCGTCTCGCTGGCTATGACCGACTCCGCCAGATTGGCCAAGAACGTCGCTACCGCCTGCTCCACAGAACTAGCCGTGGCCGACTCCGACACGGTGCCGGTGAAGTCAACGAGCGTCGAAACCGTCTCAGTAGTAGATGCGCTCTCGCTCACCGATACCGCGAAGTCGATCAGCGTGGACACCGTATCCGAGCCGGAGGCAGTATCGGTGACGCTGACAGCAAAATCCGCCAAGGCGGAAGCCGCGACATCAAGCGTGGCTGTTTCGGCCACATCTGCTGAGAAGATAGACGGCTCGACCGTTGCAGTAAAGGCGCCGGTAGCCTGCTCGGCTATGTTGGGAGCGAAGTCAACCAGCACCGCCACGGCGTCATTTGCCGCAGCAGCATCGGCTACCGCCGCGTCAAACGAAGTACCGCCCCCCGCCGCAGCAAACGGCGTTTCCGCGAAGGCGGTTACTCCAAACACAAAGCCCTAGCCTCAAGCGGCATCGAGGCTGAAGGTGTAGGTCACATTCAGCGTGTCGCCAGAAACCACGGTGCGGTCGCCAGGGGCCTGGAAGTCCGCCTCGGAGAACAACACACCGGACGTGCCCGAAGCCACCGTGCACAGGAACGCCCCGGCCACCACGCCACCAGCACCGGAAATGGTGAACTGGGCAGGCGAGGCACTGTTGCCGATCACCGAGGGATCAGCCGTCGTGGCAGTGCCAAAAGTCACAGCCTTGCGCGAACCAGAGTAGTTGGTGAACTCAGTCCAGCCGCCGTGCGTGGCCAAGGTATCGCCCGCAGAGTAAGACGTGCCGCTTGCGGGACCAGTGATGAGGCCCAGGTAGAACGCCGCCGAATAGGTGGCACCCTTGAAGTACTGGGTGTTCATATCTTGCAGGCCCTCATTGACCACGAGGTTGTGCATCTGGTCTTCCCACTTCAGGTTGCCGTCCTTATCGAAGCACTGAACGTGGAACACGCCCCCGCCCGAAGCACCCGAAGAGAAACCTGTTTTGGCCACAAGGCCGGCAGACACAGCGTCCGAAGTATTTGCTTTGTCGTTCAGCATGATCGCTCCTTAAATGATGCGGATGAGGGCAGTGTCGGGATTATTGGGAGCGAGCTGAATTTGGAAATTCTGGCTCAATGTCGTCTGGTCAATCCCGAAGTTCAAAACCCCAATCGACTTGTTTCCCTTGGAAAAGTTGTAGATCAGCGCCCCGCGGGGAGCAAAAGTGGTAGCAATCCACGTCGGGTTGTCAAACGAGGCATACGCCACGGCGCCGGACAACGACACGGTCACATTCACCAAAGTCTCGCCCCCAGCAGTGTATCCAGGACTGGAGACTTCCCCAAGGGTCGTATACACCGTGGTTCCGGGGCCCAGCACCGCTGAGGAGGTGTAAAGCGCAATCTTGAGCGTGTCCGTCTCAAGGTCATGCTGACCCAGAAGAAGCTGCTCTTTGAAGCTGTTGGTCAAGCCTGCAGTAATCATGTCACTGCACCTTCAGCTTGACTTGCCCATCGCGATAGGCATCCCCGCGCTGCTTGGCATCGCCCAGGTTCTTCAAGAGTGCCATGGCCTCTAGGTACTTCTGGTTGTACAGCGCCATCATGTCGGCCTCGCCCTTCATGTAGGTATAGGCCTCGACAAGCGAGCCATACAGAAGAGCCGAGTCGAAGTTGTCGCCCAGCCAAGTCTGACCATCGGGAGCCGTGGTGATTGACTCCGGGTAGTAGTAATAGTGCAGCTCTACGTTGTACGCTGCATTTGGCGTGGGACCAAGGATAAAACTGAGCTCATCCGTGATGATCGGGGAAGGATCATTGGTCGTGGTCGGCCCAAAGATGGCGTAGTACTTAGGCAGGGCCGTGTAAGTAGCCGATGGGTAGACCTGACGAATGAAGTTGACGTCCTTATTCTGCAGGTACGTGTAGTTGCCCTGCGCGTCAATCACGGCCAAGGAGTACGTGGACAAAAAATCATTTGGGCACGACAGGTATTTGTTGCCCGCAGAAAGCACCCCGGTCACGTTTTTGCGCAGGTTGGCAATCTGGACCGTGTTGTAGATCCGCTGCTCAGCCTGACGAACAAAAACCGGGATCTCCGCCGCAAATGACGTGTCCTGGTTCTCGGTGTAGGCAATGATTGCCGCTGTAAGCTGAGCGTAGTTCATGTGATGCTCGTCTGAACCGATCCAAGAATTGCGTCTGCCCACAGGGGCTTGGCGTACGGCATCGGCATCATGCCAATACTGGCAAATGACGTGTCCACCGTGAACCCGACGAAGACCGTGACCGCCATTTTCGCTTCAGGACGCGGCTGATACAAGGCCTGCGGCTCAGTAATGTTCCGCTTGGGCTCAAGCTGCGGGTGCTTAGGCTCATAGCACTCATCACAGACCTTGAAGCCCTTCCAGTCCTTGATCAGCGAGTTGAGCTTGAATCGCTGGCCACACTGGTCGCACAGCGCAATCGCGAACTTGCCTGATGCGTAGCCCGCGCCCATGACTACCTCGTCGTGTAAGTCGGGACGGCGAAGTAGCTGGACCGCTCACGGTCCTCGGAAGCGGCCCGGAAGAACTCCTCTTCGTAGAACGACTTGAGGATCTGGATGCGGTCCGGGGCCTTCTTGATGGCCAGATAGTAGGCAAGGCCCGCGATCAAGCACGGCAAGAACCGGAACGAAATGTCGGCCGTGTTCGTGTACGCCCCAGTGTCCTGGATGCGGCGAATCACGTAGTACCGAAACTCGTAGGTGGTCGTAGCATCCGGCGCCGGGTACAGGAACAGCTTGGCCGGAGCCGTGCGCTGCACAAAGTACTGAGCTGGGCGGGACCGCGTGTTTTTGTTCGGAACGTGCAGGTACTCGGCGTAGCCAATCCGGTCGATGGTGATGTCCTGCTGGTTCGAGGTCCCCGCATTGGTGCGGATGACCGCGGACAGGGCATCCACCGTATCGTCCGGCAGCGTGTACTCGTACTGACCAACAACCAGCGGAATCTGCCGCTGCTCAATGGTCCACAGGTTCAAGCCGCGGTTGGCCCACTCCGCAAACATGAGGTTGATCGAGCGCAGGGCGGTCTTCATGTCGTAACCGTCCCGATTCTCATAGCCGCAGCGTTCGTACGCTTCGGTGATGATGTCATCGAACTCCAAATTGAAGTTCGACGTGCCCGATGTAGCCATGATTTAGTAGATGGTTGCCTTGCGAGCGCGAGCGGCGCCCACGCCGCGGACTTGCACCACGTCACCGGTAGAAGCCTTCTTGACCGGCTCGCTCATGGTCTTTCCCTGGGGGCCAGCCATGTCAGGGCCAGAGGCAGCGATCTTGCCGCCCTTGGGCACGCCCTTCATGGCCATGCCGCCGTCCTTGAAACCCTTGACGGCGATGCCCTGGCCACGCTTGGCCAAGCCGCCCTTCTTGTAGTTGCCGTTCATCATTTCTTGCCGCCTTTCTTGGCTGGTTTGGACATACCGGCCTCGCTTAAGGCGATGGCCACTGCTTGTTTGCGATTGGTCACCTTTTGGCCAGACGAGGACTTCAGCGCCCCGGTCTTGAACTCATGCATGACCTTTTCTACTTTCGCGGGCTTCTTATGAGAGGGCACTGCGCTGCTCCTTTATAAAGGCATCCAACTTTTCGTCAAGCCTGTCCAGCCGAACAAGCACCCGATTGATGTCGCTGTGGACATCCGCCCTGGTAACGTACTTCTCGGCGTTCTCTTCCCGCGTCTTGCTCAGCAAAATAGACACGCGCTTGAGCTCGTCGTGCATCGACTTGACCCAAAGCAGTGCTGCCGCGGACGCAAACGACAGCACGATGTTCCATATCAGCACTTCCATTTCCGAAGACTCTTGTTGATACGACTATCAGGATCGTTTGCCGTTTTTTCGCTAGTCAGCTTGGCCTTCATGCCGGACATCCTGGCGCAGAATGACTTTTTGCGTGGCCCACCCTCCGGCTGCGGAGCCTTCAGCCCCGGTTTGCCAGGATTGGCGCGGTTGTAGGAGGCGCGCCCTTTGGCGTTCAAGCCGCCGCTGGGGCTCTTGCCTTCCTTCCGCTGCCAAGCAGGTGACTTGGCCATGCGTCAGTACATCTTGCACTGCTTGTTACGGGCCTCGCCGACACCGCGAGGAGCAACAGACGCGCTAGGCTTCTGATAGTCCTTGCGAGGCGTCTGCTTCGGGCCGCCTTTGCTCATGTCCTGCTTTTGAGCACCGGGCTGAACCTCGCCCTGGTACTGGTCAATCGCCATTTTTGCTGCGCGTCCCATGCTGGGCTCCTTAGCCGTAGAAGAACGTCACCGAGGTGACGTTGGTGAGAGTCACGTACGGATCGGCCTCAAATCGCACACCGTCGTTGGGGACAATGATGTAAAGATAGCCGCTGCCCGTGGTGTTGGCCGGGGTATCGAGCTTGATCAACTCGGTGGCACCCGCTCCGCCGTCCCTAAAAGACAGAGATCCGGCGAGATTACCAAGAACCGCGTAGATCCCTTTGACGCGAGCACGTGGGGTACCGATGCCTGAGGCACCGGTAGCCACCATGTTTTTCGCTTTTACGTCATATTGAAAGCCCATTTCAGGCCTCCTTTATCAGGTCAGCAAGCCGAGATTACGCAGGGCTTTGACAACCTTGGCGAGGGTGTAGCCGTCAAACGTGGAGTCTTCGGTGACCGCAGTGCCAGTGCCTGCAACCACCGTGGCAGACGCCACAGCCGTCGTCGGGCGAGCGATCTTGGTGGCGCCGTAGAAACCGATGGTGTCGGTGCCAGCGTTGCCGATGCCCGTATTGCCCGTGATTTCGACGTTGTTGAACGTCGAGGTGCCCGTGGTAGCGGTCACGTTGCCCGTGACGCCGCCGGTGATGCTGCCCTCAAAACCATTGTTGGATTTGACTGGGCCGGTGAAGGTAGTCCGTGCCATTGATGGCTCCTCAAATTGCGCTTGCTGTCTGTGAGGTCAGTCCGCCAAGCCGGTCAGCAAGCAGGTTGGAAATCTTGGGACTGGGGTGAATATAGGCCAAAAAGAAAGGGGGCACAAGGCCCCCTTTCCTGGTTTCCGACGCTGATTAGGCGCCAGGAGAGCCGTAGGCGCCGCGGGGGTCGCTCCAGCCAAAGCTGTAACGCTCGCGAGCCTTGTAACGGACGTTGCCGGTGTCAAAGTCGCCTTCAAAGGCGGTCTTGATCGGCGAACGCTCGAACATCTTGAGGCCGTTGGGGGCATCAGTGATGAGGAACCAAGCGTTGACGTCGGTCAGGTAGTGGTTGACAGAGTAACCCTCCGGGATCAGGCCCATGGACTTGATCGCGTTGATGTCATTGTCAGCCGTGGCCGTACGCAGCGTGCTCTTCATCAGGCGCTCAGCGGTGAACTGGAGCTCCTTCGGAACGATCAACTTGCGTGCGGTCAGCGCCACCTTCAGGCCACGTTCGTCGATGAACGCGGCGATGTCGATGATGCCCTGCTCCAGAGACGTCTCGTTCAGGTCCGCGCCGACCGTGGGACGGTTGGCGAAGTTGGCCGAGAGAGCCGTGGGGTGGTTGGTAGCGAACAGCGAAACGCCGTCACCGCCCGGGAAGGCGGCGTCGAAGCCGTTGTTCAGCACCGCAGCGCCCTTAACCTGCTTGGTGTGGGCCATCGAACGAGCCATTGCCTTGGTGTAGCGGCCGGCCAAGCGGTCGTAGAGGTTGTCCTCAACGGCCTCTTCGGTCAGCGCGAAAGCCATGGCAATCGTCTCGTGGGTGTAGCGAGCCGTGAAGGACTCGATTGCGTTGTCGTACTGGACGCCAGCGCCTTCAGTCTTCACCGGAGCTGCACCGAAGCCGGTCAGCATGACTTCCTCTTCAAACGCACGATCCGAAGTCTCGATGGAGAAGATCTCCTCGTGCTCGTTCTCGTAACGCTTGTACTCCAGACCGAACAGAGCGTTCAGACCTGGCTCCAGCTCTTTAACAAGTTGTGAACGGGTGATTGCCATGATTAGGGTGCTCCATCCGCTGCAACACCGACGCTACCGTACTGATGTTGATTGAGTTTGACAACGACCACTGCATACTGGCCAAGCTCGTTGCCAGCTTGATTGCTCAAGCCAACAATCTTCATGGTCAGTGCAGCCGTCTTGGCGGGAGTGCCCAGCGAGCCAGCAGAGACGCCAGTGATGTTGCTACCAGCGGTAGCAGCAGTCGGGTCAGCGTTCTTGCCGATGTCGGCCTGGGTGATCGTGCCAGCAGCCTGGATCAGGAACAGTTGGCTCGGATCGTCCAGCACTTCGCAGTCGATCTGGCCGATGTTGGGAGTGATATTACCGGGGTAATAGTTCTTCCAGGTCGGCTTGTCAGCGCGAGTGGGGTCGTTGTACTGCACGCCGTTGAACACGCCCGTGGGGGCAGCGTGCGTAGCTGCGTCGTACTTGATGATGTAGCCGTCATAGACGACCACGAGGTCACCCTGGTAGATTGCGGTTGCGTAGCCAGCCTGAATCTGATAACCGTATTGCTTTTGGGCACCGGTCGCAGAAAGGTTGCCAACAGGACGCAATCCAAAGGGCTTATTGACGTTTGCCATTTGTAAGCTCCAAAGATTGATTAGCCAGATTACTCCGGCTTACGGAAGGTGGTGCGCGAACTCCGCTCGGGGCTCTGAATCCGCATTGACGAGTGTGCGTTCTCACGCAGCATCTCGTTATCGACCGCAATCAACTGATCCCGGGCCTTCTGGGCGAAATAAGCATTGCGCTCTTCGACAGTTTCAAGGGGAATGCGGGCCAGCATCAAGCCGCCTACGGAAACCACGCCTGCGTGCTTGCCATCTTCGATGGTAGGCAGCATGCCTTGGTATTCCTCGGGCAACTCCTCCAGTCGGACTAGCTCGTAGCCCTCGCGGAGACGTCCGTAGATGTTTTGCCGGTCATCAAACCCATTGACCTCTGATCGAATCCAGCGATGCTGAAAACCTTCAGGGGCGGGAGGGGCGTCAAGACGTGAAGGAGGCTTCCAAGGGCGGCGACGTGATTCTTTTTCGCGAGAAGCGCGAGAGGCACGGTCGATGGTGATTTTGGGTTCGCTCATGATTTCACTCCTTTACGTACTTGGCATATTCCTCGAGAGGAACATTCAGCTTCTTAGCGATAGCAACTTGGCTCGGGGATAGCCGAACAGTACGGCGCGCACTATTGATTCCGGAACTCCGGGTAGCAGGGGCAACAGCTGGCGCGGAACGCTGTTGTCTGTTGGTTTGTTGCGGATTTTCATCCGGGAACCGCTTCGGAAACTCCTCCCGAAGGCGGCGGTCCAATTCAGTATAGTATTCGTCGCTGGTGGGGTCAAATCCCTCGTTTTCCACGAGAGTCTGGTGGATACCCCAGGCCCCGTAGGTCAGCACGCGATCCTGGCCAAACCAAGTATTGCGAGCGGCCCACTCCTCCGCACGGGGAGAAGGAGCAGGCGGGGCTGCTTGGGCCCTTTGAGCCTGTTGAGGCACCTGCGGAGCAGGCTGCGGCTGGCGAATCTGCTGCTCTTGCGTCTGCATCCAACCCGACACCTGACGCTGCTCCATCACCAGCTCAGAAAGACGCTGTGTGGCCTCGGTTTCGGTGTCGATGTCGTTCTCTTCGCGGGCCTTCTTGATGATGGCCTTCAGCGTAGCCTGCTGCGTCTCCAAGCGGGTCTTCGCTTCGTTCAGGCGGCTGTAGTCCGTGTGGACCAGCTTCTGTTGAAGCTCTTGCGCTTGGCTCTGCAGACCGCGGGCGTACTCCAAAGCAGCCTGCTCACGGCGCTCAGACTCCCGCATGCGGGCAGTCAGCTTGGCGATGCGCTTCTGAACCGCCTCACTGACGTGATCAAGCTCTTCGCGCTGTTCTCTATCGGGCTGGGACTCGGCTACTGCCCTGTTGGCAGTCTCCATCTGCTGTTTGGACGAGTCAACGGGCTCGTCAAACGTGATCTCGGCCGGTTTCTCGTCCGCGCCTAGATCAAACTCAAGCTGTGTGTCGGGAACTGTGTTTGCCATGGTCTACCTCACAGGTGAAGAATGTCTTCGGGGTCTTGAATCCGCGCCAAGATCTCGTCATCGTTCAAGATTCGGATCTCGCCGCCATCAATGTTGAGCCGCGCCCCGGCATACCGGCCAAAAATGACCCAGTCGCCCTTCTGGCACCATGCTCCGTTCGGGAATTTGGCTTCATCCTTGTACGCAAGGTCGCCAACCGACAAAACATACCCGCAGACTGTCGCTACCTGCTCGCGTTGACGCGTTTGATCGGCCAGGACGATACCGCCCTTGGTTTTCTCAGCGCCGCGGTACGGCAGAATGACAATTCGCCACCCAGTTGGCTTCGGAATCCGGTCCAGAACCGATTCCTCGAGCTTTTCCACGTTCAGACTCCCGTCTGTCGTGTAAGCATCGTCCAAAACTGGCTCGTGAGCGGCTTTTTCCTCCGCCCACTTCTTTTCCAGAGCAGTCATTTCCATCAGAAGGTCCTTTTGCTAGTCATCGGCCTTGCGCAGAAGAGCCTGAACCGCCTCTTCCACGAACTTGTAGCCTTCCAACCGGCCCATTAGGAACCTGTACTGCTCCATGTCGCGAACACCGCCGCTAATGATCATCGAATACGTGTCCTCACGCAGTCTTCGAATTTCACGCAGCAGAGTTTCTGTGAATTCCAGCATGGATATCCCCATGAAGCAGACAGATAGGCCCCTGTCCGAAGGCTGCGGTGCATATTAGCACCAGTTTCAAGCCAGTTTTACCTTGTTGAACGCGTCTTTGCGATAAACATAGGTCACTTTTGGCTCGGCCGAAGGCTTTTTAACGGGCTTGGGACCGTCTTTGGGCACTTTGGGCGATGACTTGTTGGGTTTTTTGGACATCTGATGCTCCTTTTTGGGCCAATTTCGCTTGCTCGATGGCCATATCGTTGTTTTCCTTCTGCTGATCGAAGGCCAAACGCTGCTGATCCATCGCCATCCGGGCCTGATCACGCTGACCAGCCTGCTGAATCTCTTGCTCCTTGAGCTTGACCAGCGGATCGGTCTGATCGCCCATCATCTGAGACTGCAATTGCTTCACTTCCTGGAAGAATTGAGCCACTTTCAGGGCCACCATTGCCTCGCGCTGCAGCGCCGACACCAGTCCTTCGGGGTCCGTGCCGTACTGCTGGAACAACTCAGCTTCCACAGCCTCTTCGGCCTTCAGGCGGATGTGATCAAACACGTGTTTCTGCAGATTCATGGCCACCTGCGGCATGCCACCAACGATAGGCGACATACCAAACAGCAGGTGCGTCATGATGTGCGCATCATGCTGCTGGCCAGCGAAAGCCTTGAGCGGCGAGCCATCCAGCGCCTGCGAGTTTTCACTGGCCGGATCCTTGGGCTTGTCCACGTTCTGCGTGTTCAGGATCTGATCAATATCCCGCACGCCGATGGCTTCGTACATCCGGCGGTATGCCTCGTACATGTTGTGCATCTGCGGCGCGCTCTGCGCGAGCTGCAACTGCGTCTGCGCCATGGTGATGCGCTGCGCCACCGAGAAAATGTTGGGGTCCGACACCGGCAGCACATCGATCCGGTCATCAAAGTCCTTGGCCTTGATAAAGCGGCTCTCGCCAGGAACGTCGTACGGATACTCGGGCGGCAGGTACTCAGCGAAACCCTTGGCCAGAAGCTGGAACTCCAGCTTCTGTGCGTAGTGCAGGCGCTTGTGGATGGCCGACATCACGCTGGAGCCCTTCTCCAGCAGCGCAATCGTGGTACCCACGGCCGCGTTCTGATTGCTGTCGCCCACCTGCATATCGGTGATGCTTGACAGACGACGGCCTGCGTCCACGCAGAAGCCCAGCAGCGTGAACAGCGTCTGGCTCGGCTCCTTGTACGGCAGCGGCAGCAGCGACGAATTGATCTCCGCGCCGCCCGTGTCGATATCCCGGAACTCCCCAGGCTGCAGCGGCATGTCGTCGTTCATGATCCGCGCGCCCTTGGCCTTGAAGCCAGCAGGCAGGTTCGACAGCGTGCCCGCGTCGATCAACTGCTGCAGCGCGGCCGACGCCGTCTTGCTCAAGCCACCAACCAGATGCAGGAAGCCCAAGCCATACGCACCGGGGCCCTGGACCAGCAGGTAGTGCACGTAATACTGGCAGCGACGATAGAGCTCGTCGCCCTGCTTCCAGTTGCGGCGGATGCCCACCACGTGGTTCGTGACCTCATCAATCGTCACGATGTACGGCAGCTTGATGCCCGTGGCCTCGCCGTCTTCCTTGTGCTCGAAGCCCGGCAGGTCATAGTCAACCTGAAACTCCAACAGCACGATCTCTTCATCATCCCCACCCGTAGGCACGATGCCCACGACACGGTCCTGTTCCTTCTGGATAATGTTCTGGCTTGTCTCAGCCACGGCCTGCGCCTGGGCGGTATCCAAGTACTGGCCACGAACAACTGCACGGCGGTAAGCATTCACCGGCATCGTCACGCGGTGCGTGATCCGGGAGCATTCGCTCATCACGCTCGAGCCGTTGTACGGGATGTACAAGTCCTCCGGCAGGATCAGGGCACTCGTCATGCGGCCCTTGTCCTCGCAGTAGTACACCTTGCGGAAAGCCGAGCCGCCATAGCCCACGTAGAACAGGAGCTGGTCGAAGTCCGGCGTGTACTCCTCCATCACCGTGGTGATCTGGTAGTTCATGAAGTCCTGCACGCGCTCGGCCTGCATCAACTTCTCACGCGTTTCCTTGCCCAGGACCTGTGTGCGCACGGGCCCGCCCGCGGGCATCATTTCCTTCAGCGCCTGCGCCTGGAACTGCACCACGCTCTCGGTCAGCAAGGGATGCTGAACGGGGCACGCGCCCTTGAACGGCTTGGTGCGCTCCTCGAACGAGAAGCCCAGCAGCTTCAAGCCCTTGCCGTACTGGTCTTCCCACTGCTTGCGCGAAGACTTGTCCGCTTCAAACAGAGCCATCAGCTCCGAGGACATGCTCTGCAAAACTGACGGATCGACAACCTCAGCAAGGTTGCTGTCGAAGGGGACCTTGTCGTCCTCTTCCTTGCCAATCCCAATCACCACCTCGCCTGTTTCGGCATCGAACTCAATGTCCACATCAGGCAGCGCCTCTTCCATCTCGATTTCAACGTCACCTACAGGCAACTCATCGACGGTGATGTTCTTTTCAATCGGCATGGTTATTCCTTAAATGCGGCGCTCAACAATTCCGCCAGCGGCCTTTGCTGCCGGGGGCAGCCCCCAGGTGTACTCCACCGAATACGCGTCTGCAAGTGGGTCACCAACCCTGACCCACTCACCGTAGCCGCCATTGTCCATCGCCTTCCAGTTGTTGAAGGCCTGCTGCCAATCAATGTATATCGGCTTGGGCAGCAGGTTGCCAGCGGCGTCCCTTTGATAGGTTTCCGCCCTGATTTTCCAGAAATCCGGGCGCTGATCAATCAGTGCAAAGATCTCATTGGCCCGGTGCACAGGGAACGAGTTGAAGTTCCCCTTGATCTGGGAAACATCCAGGCCCTTGTCGGTCTTTTCCGCCTCCAGCGTCACCTCGGGTATTCCGTTTTTCTTGTCCCGCAACGAGAACACCTGGGCGCGACCGCTCTTGAAGCCTTGAATGCCGCCGTGCCCATACGTCTCACTGGTATGGTAGCCGCCGACAGAGTGGTGCATCAACTTGCCTTCCATCAGCGTGGCCAAGGTGTCATCCAACTGCACCCACTGACTGTTGCCCGCTTCAGTGATCGGCTTCGTAAACGTGAACAGCACATCCTTCGGGACCCGCGCACCGCGCTCAGCCATATCCACAGCAGCCGTGTAGTCGCGACGAGGCTGCATGATCTTGGCGCCCTCAACCATTGCCTGATCAAAGCTCATGTTCTTGAGCTTGTTCTCGGGCAACGCAGCTAAGTTCTCCACCACAAAAGTTGGCGACAAGGCCTCCAGCGACGACGGATTCACGTCATAAAACAGTTGGCCCTTTTCCAGCGCATACGCTTGGCCAGAAGGCAGCGTTCCCGCGGCCTGTGCCTCGCGCATCTTGCGAACAGCCTCCGTGGAATACGGATATTTTTCCAAATCCTCTAAGGTGAAGTTGGTGATTCCCGGAGGATTTTGATATTCCGCAGGCAGCCCTTCTTGCGTCATCTTGCTGCGCACTTCAGCCATCATCTCAGACGCCTTTTTTGGTGCGCTGAAGGTCAGCGGTTCCAAATTCACGGTCTGGTCGTAGAACTTTTCCAGGTGCTGCTTGGCCAGCAAATGGCCAGGGAATTCCGGATTGGCGGCGGCCGCAATTAAGTACGGCGGAATCCTTTCCACGTCCCTTCCAGTCAGCTTCAACTCACCAGTGCTGATAGCCTGACGCAAAGGATCTGCGCCTGTGCCATACGACGTCGTGAAATACTTGCGCGCCTTCTTGTCAATGAACTCCTGCAACGTCCTGTGCAACTCAGGGTTCTCTGACCTGGGTACCACCGACCCCACTTCGTCCGCGTAGTTTTCAAGCAACTGATCGAACTTGGAAATACCTTCCTCGTCCAACGAACCCCTGGTGGCAAACACCCCGCCCATGGGCTTGACCGCATACATTGGAGCCGCCGCCGGAGCAATCCGCTCAACAACCCGCTCCACGGTCCGCGCTACAGTAGGATCCTTTGCTGCCATTTCTGCCAGCGCCTTGGCCGCCTGCCCGGTCTTCTCCGCACCCTTGACCGCGGTCCGCGTCGCACCAGCCGGGTTCACCAGATTGCTACCGATATCCCCCGCCGTGTAGAAGGCCCTCAGCGTCGGATCGGTCGGCTCAGGAAACGCCACGCCCGCTTGACGCGACTTTTCCTTCAACCATTCGCTGCCCATGACGGGCTTCTCGACGTTGTAGCCCAGCGGCCGCATCAACAGAGTAGCGATGTCCACCGGAGCACCGACGATGTTCTGCGGCAACAAGGTCGCGCCCTTGGCCGCTTCCGTCTGCGCTTGCCCAGACTGCAGCGCCTCCGTCACGCGCCCCGCCTTGCGGCCCTTGCCAGAACTCGGGACGATACCGAACGCAGCCTTGCTCGCACGCTCCAATTCCTCGGCGGTGGGCTCGTCGCTGACCTCGCCACCCTTAGCCTTCTTCACCGGCTCGGATTTCTTGGGGTCGTACACCGTATCGTTGTATCCCATGGACGAAATCTCGTCCGGGGTCAGAGACGCTTCGCCCCGCTCTATCGAAGCGCGGACCGCGTTCCTCAATGCATCAGGATTTCTGGCCAGCTCGGCCATCGACACACCCAAAGCATTGTTCCGAGTGTCCGTCGAATAGTCCGACCGCGGCGCCGACACCCCCATCCAATGCCCCAGTGTCTTGAACGGCGCTTCCTTAAATTCGTACGCCTTGCCCATGCCCTCGGCAAATCCAGGAGACGTCCTGTGCGCCAAATAGGCTGAAGCCAACATGTGCCGCGCCGCGTCCCGCTTGACGTTGTCATCCCGAGCCGGATACATGTCCCGCGACACCGTCTCCGCCCACAGCGAAAAATTCGCCAACGACGGATCAGGAATCTTGCGGCGCTTGGCTTCGCCTCCATCGGCATACCCCCGCGCATGGCGCAGCGCACGCAACGAATCCCTGCGCGCCTTCTCCTGCGCCATCAATTCCTGCAGCGCCGGAGGCATCAGCTTGTACCGGTCCGCCAAGAACATCGCACCCTCAGTGGCCATGCCCAACGGAGTCCTGGGCACATCCTCAACAAAATCCCGCGCCGAGTGATACATCTGCATCAGACGCTCACGCGCGGTCCGCGGACCACGGGGCGCGTCTTCCATCGTCGCAGCACCAAAGATGTCACCGCTAAGGCCGCGGGGAACTTCCGGCGGAGGCGGACCATCCTTCCATTCCTCGTCCGAAACCGAACCGCCATCCTTATAAGCAGACGGGGTGTCATAACCCACAGCTATAAAGCCACCATCAGCCGCGCGCACCGGTTCAGGCTCAGGGCCGAACGGGGAGCTGTACGGCATTGCCAACATCTCTGGCGATACCTTGGGCGTTGCACTGGCCAACCACTTCTGCGCCGTACTGGGCTCGCGCTCGTCATACTCCCGACGCCCTTCCTCCCGCTCCGCTTCATCAGCCAAGAAGGACAGCGCCAGAGCGGCTTGATAACTCGTACCAAGGTCCGCGGTCCGCTGTACAGGAAACGCAAGAGGGCCACCACGGGCCGCCGGAGGCCGCTGAGCAGGCGCGGGTGCTGGCGAAGCAGCAGGCTTTGACGACCTGTCCGCTACCCGCTCACCACCCAACGTCGATTTGATCTTGTCAATATAACTGCGCGTCTCAGACGGCAACTTCTTCGGATCCGCACCAGCAGCAATCCACTTGTCCGTGTTCCCCGGACCCCAGTTGTACGCAGCCAGAGCCTTATCCAACTCACCATACTTGTCCAGCATGGACTTCAAATAGTCCCGCCCAACACGCGCCAACTCCTCCGGCGACCTATCCTGCGCCGGAGCTACACCATATCCAGGCGACTTCGCCGTCCCCGGCATCACCTGCATCTCACCCTGAGCACCCTTGGACGAAGTCAACAAGTTGCCCTGCTTGTCAAAACGCCGACCACCACTCTCGGCCAGCATCACTGCATTCACAATCGCATCAAAAGAATCCTGGGCCATGGTCCGCGGTCCTCGGGACAAGAATTCCGGTCGATTGTATAGACCTGTCAATAATACTCAACTGGTCCAAGCACCGGTTCCGATTCGTCTTCCTCATCGTCGGCCAAGGAGATGAAGTTGCCCTGGCGGAACCGCATCCAAGCCATCACCGCCGCATCAACTTGGTCATCGTGAGCCCCAACGGGGAACGCGGCGCACTCCTCCACCAGCTCCTGCGCCCACTCCTGGTTCTCTGGATACCAAATCATCCCCGACTCCAGCAACGGAGCAACAGAGTTGGCCCGGCTGACCTTGTCAGTGCCGGACTTCCGGCCGCCAGGGGAGTACATGGCCACAGGAATCCCCATCTTGCGCATTTCCTGCTGCAGCGACGTGCCAGTAGCCTTGGCCTCGATCAGTACGCTGTCCGGTTTCCAGTACCGATACTCATCCCTGGCCACCCGTTTGAGCTCAGGGAAGTCCCACCGGCCCTTGCGCACGTGCAGGGCAATCAAATTCGGGCCCGAGTCAGCATCTGGGAAGAACACGCCCCACGTACTGATGACAGAGAAGTCGGCAGTCTCCTTCTTGCTGTAGGCCGTGTCGTAAGTCTGGATGATGTAGTCGCAAACAGGAGGCTCGTCGTACTTCCACTTGCGCCACCACTCACGTTTGAGGATCGCGCCGCTGTCATCCGTGGGTTCCTGCTGCCACTGCGCGTTCCACTTCTTCATGCCAATGGACAACTTGACCTTCTCAAGCTCGTCCTTGCTCCAATAGCCCGGCCAGAGCGGGTTTCCACTAGGCAAGATGGCAGGAAATTCCAGCAATTCCCACTGATCGGCTTTCAGATTGCCCTGCTGGCGCAGTAAGCGCCCACTTAGGTCATCGGTTTTCCAGCGGGTGTTGATGATAATGATGGCGCCGTTGGGCTGCAGGCGCTGACGGGGGCCGGAGGTGTACCACTCAAACGTGTTTTCCATTGCCGTTTCAGACAAAGCGTCCTGCTCATCCAAGATGTCGTCCAGGATCACCACGTCACCACCGCGGCCGGTCATCGCACCGCCCTTACCGATGAAGAAAGCCTCGCCGCCTTGGTTCGTGTTCCACCGTCCAGCAGCCTTGCTGTCAGCAGACAGGGCCGCGTTGGGGAAAAGTTCCTTGTAACGGCTGTCCTCCACGAGGTTTCGGATCATGCGCCCGAACCGCTGCGCCAATTCGGCAGTGTGGGAGCCCACAATCAGCTTGCTCTGAGGGCGCTTGCCCATCAAATAGGCCGGGAACAGGTAGCTGCCCATCTGGGATTTGCCGTGCCGGGGCGGCATAGCGATCATCAGGCGCTTGCATTCACCAGTAACGACGCGGTCAAGGGCCTTCGCGATCCGCCGATGGTGCTCACCGACCAACATTTCGGGCCAGACGTACTGACAAAAACTGAGAAAGTCGCCCGAAGCGCGTTCTTGTGCTTCAAGGAGCCTGAGCCGCAGCTCGAGGCGCAGCCTTTCGGCTTCTACGTCGTTGTGATTTTCCATCTCTGCAGACCCTGAGGTTCTGAATTTTGCAAATATACCCCCCGGTATTCGATTTACAAAACAAGGGGGTGGGTTTATGGCCCCCGGGTCCAGGTTCTCAGGCAGTTTTCCTTGGGCTAAAACTGGGCTACGGGCGAGTCTGACGAGCTTGGGTGGTTTTATGGCCCTCCCCCCTTATAGATGGCTCCCGCCCGGTCGGCGAGTACGCCGACCGTGACTGGCCGTACGGCCAGTCAGGCGGGAGCCCCGCATAACGCAGGGCTATCGGGACGCAGGAAGCCATAGCGCACGCCCCAATGCCAGCGCCTCGAGTCCAATAGCCTCGAGGCCTATCGCACCGCACAAAGCAATAGGCCCGCCGGGTGGCGGGCCTGGGTGACTGGGCCTCACGGCCCAGGTGTCGGTTACTCGGCTGCGGCCTTCTCGGCTTCGCGCTTGGCCTTGTAGGCTTCGTAGCTAGCGTCCGACTTAGCCTTAGCGTTCTCTGTCAGGGTGACAGTACCGAGTCGCACCTCGGGGTTGCTGCCCAACGAAAAAAGGTAGTCGTTGGTCCCGTAGTCGTAGTGCGAATCGACGTTCTGCAGCGTGGCCAGGAAGCCGACCAGGGCCTGGACGTCCTTGATGCTCATGCCCTCGGGAAGTGCGAAGCGGCAGCTGCTGACATTGATGATTCTCATTCTCTATCCTTTCTAGGTTGACGCTGCAGCGGGGTGCTGCAGCGGGTTTGATTTTAGTCTACGCTGACGCTGAATGTCAACTCGTTTTTGATGATCTCGCGGACTGAGTCGCCCAGGTCGATTTCACTCACCGCCTCCCTGGCTGCGTCCTCGAGGTCCAGGTTGTTCTCGACCCAGTTCTCGATCCGGTCGTCCAGGTCCAGGTTGTTCTCGACCCAGGTTGCGATGGCATCGGACAGGTTGTAGCCGGCCCAGGTTTGAATGCGCGCGTCGATCACCTCGGACACGAGATTGGCGTGAATGCCCTTGTCCTCGATGGCCGCAACACGGCGGAACAGGTTGGCGAAGTCGTCCTCGACCACGGCCTTGACGCGCGCATCAATGGACTCGTTGATGATGTCGGTGACTGTGCCGAGGTTGAGCTGCGACTGCACCTGGGTGGCGACATCGTTGACGAGCTTGTCATACATCGAGCCGATCAGGCTCAGGAGTTGGGCTTGGTCCATGTCTCTATCCTTTCTATCGTCGCACCGTGCGACACCAATAATGTCGCACGGTTCGCGGTCCGGGTACAGTGAATTGTCGCTATCGGCGCCGGGGCGCCGATAGCCGGGGCTCATGCCAGCACCTAGAACGGGATGTCCTGGTCCCAGTCGCGCGCCTCGAAGCTGCGCAGCTCTGCGGCCTCGAGCTCGTCGATCACGGAGTTGAGCAGCACCAGGGCAGCGGTGTAGACGGCGAAGCCATCAGGGCCGGCAGCGTTCGCGACATCGCGAACGTACTCGAGCGCCTCGGGCACCGAGTCGCGGCTCGCGAACAGGGAAGCGCGGTACTGGCTGATGGGGGTGAGGTGGGCGCTCATGCTGCGTCCCCCACATAGTGGGCTTCGCCCTTTTGGTCAACGTTGACCACGGTAACGATGTTGATGTCAACGAACGCGCGACACCAGTGGTCAACCGCGAAGTACTTTGAGAGGGGGTAGCGCACGCCATCCGCCCAAACGAGAACCTCCGCCTCGGGGTCGCATCCGTAAAGCAACTGGACCAGTTCTTCAACTTTCATCGCTCTATCCTTTCTAAGGTGTCGCACCACGCGACACCCATAATGTGCCACGGCCCGCGGGCCGTGGCCAATGAATTGTTTCAATCGGCCTTATCCACCGCTAAGGCTAGACCTATCTCAAACTCGAGCACCTCAGCAGCTGCCTCCCAAAATAAACCCGGGTAGGGCCTGAAACCTTCGTAGATAGGTTTCCGCAGCTCGGCGGAAACCACGGGCAGCAACAGGCGCACTGCGTTATCCCAGTGGGCCATGCCGCTAAGCTCGTGGCCGCGCTGAGGGTCCGCAGTAGCCCCTAGATACTGGGCCAGGGCCAGTGCCCTGGCCGCGGCCGTGCCGCGGTCATTAACCACGGCCAACGCGAGTTGGCGTGCGTCCATGGTCAAACCCCCTCGCTCAGCAGCTCAACAGCGCGCAGCTTGAGCGCGGCGCCCGTGCCAAACCACGCGGATTCCAAGCGCGTGCCGGTGCTGCGGCCGCGCTCGTGGTCCACCAGCTGGGTGACGGCGTTCAACATCGCCCAGCGCGTCCCGGCCACGCCCGGGATATCGGCGCCGATGGCGGCGCCACGGAACAGCTGCAGCACGCGGCGATACGCCTTCGTGTCCTTGAGCTCGATGCGGCTCGTATGGTAGGGCTCGAGCAGCGCCTTCACAAATTCGTCCGCTTGCGTGTCGTCCATCGACACGGTGGCCAGGGCACGGGACTGCACCAGGAACCGCTCCCACGAATTCGCGACGATACCCAGCTGCAGGCGGACCTTGTCCGCGTCGAATTTCTCCGAGTGCAGCACGCGAACGGATCCGTTCCCCTGGTCCAGGGCCCGCACGATAGTGTTATTGCATACCACGCGAATGTCCGTGAACTTCGCTACCGTGGCCATGGTCCCGTCATAGGACGTGCCGAACAGCAGATAGGGGCGCACCGCGTCCCCGTCCACTACCTCCGCGGCCTCCGCCACGCGGGCCAGGGCCCACACTCGGCGGCCATCGCTCAGGGCTCCGGCCGTCTCGAGCTCGAACCCGCCCAGCTCTGCCAGCTTGGCAAAGAACCCCATTAGGTCCGCCGGCTGCACCACGTTGTAGCCGTCCGATACCACGGCCAACGGTGCACCGGTATCGGACCGGTGCAGCACCTTTCGATTCGGCCACCGCTGCAGCTCCGTGGCCGCGGGGCTCTCATACAGGACCGGGGACTCGAGCACGGTATACCCGATGCGCGCGGCCTGGGTCCATTCCTCGATGCTGGCGCCCGGCTGCAGCTGCGCGCCCAGCCCGTGCCACGGCGTATTGCCCACGTAGGCCATAGCGGCTGTGCCGGTCGTGGTGTCGATCATGTGAGCCATTTTCTCTATCCTTTCTGTTTACGCCCGGCCACCGCGGCCCGGCATGGTTCGAATTATTAAAGCACCGCGCTCCGCGGTCCAATTGAATTTTTCAATCCAATTGGCCGGATTGATTAACGGTCCGCGCCCCGCGGCCCGCGGACCGAGCGCCCCGCGCCACGTTTCAGGGGGTGCGGAGCAGGGCCCGGGGGCCA